CGCTTGCTTGGGTGTTGTGCAGCTACTGCACTTGTACGGCTTGTACCAACGCTTTGCCGTTTCGCTGTAGGAACGATATTGCTTGTCCGTCACATACTTGATGTACCCCGGCGTCGTTGCCTCCCATGCCACAGGCTCTTGCGCTTGCGGCTTGCTCAACCCCATCACGGACATGCTGGCGTTGGTTTCGGCTTCGGTCAGGCCGTTGATGCCGACTGGCTCCGCTTGCTTGGGTGCTGGGTGGTGGCTTGAAGGGTGGGCTACCTCCTGCAAAAATTCACGCATCAATGCCCAAGCGGACAGATACTCGTCATGCTGCAAGTGTCTTGGAATCCAGCCGTTACTAACTGCCAGCTTCATTGCCTTTTGCAAAAGTGCCTCCCCCTTGTCCATAGCGTCCACCGTCGATTTCAGGGCGTCACGCTGTACCTTCACAATCTCAAGTGCTGCATGGCTGCTGCAATACTCGTTTTTGTACTTCGTAGCCTCTTTTTTCAGCCGCTCGTTCTCTGCTTGCAACTCAGTGCATTGATGCTGCCAGTGCGCGGATGATTGGGTGGCTGTGTCTAGCTTGGATTGCAGCGCCTCAATAGCGTCTGCGACTTCTCGTTGTGCGATACGTGCAGCGTCTGTCTGTGCGCCTTCATTGGCATAAACGCGCAGCCGTTCAATCAACTTTGTGTAGTTCATTTGGCTTCCCTCCGTGTGTAGAGTTCACCGCGCTCAAATCCAATCGCGCCTGCTGCTGAGTCATATCTGGCTTCACTTACCAGATACCAATCGCCGTCCCTGACATCTTTATGGCGCAAACGCCAGCAAGCAGGCCTCTCCGCAAGCTGTGCCGCTGCTCCCTGTGCAAACCCCTGTGTGTAGGCTTGGCGCATGGCTTTGAAAATACGCTCCGTGGATAGTGGAGGGTTCTTTGTCGTAATGCCGTTCGCCTCGTTGTAGATGCGGGTGCAGTCATCGTCAGTCAGTAGTTGCATATCAACCCCCGAAGTAAGTGGATTCGGCAAAAGTGCGCCCGTAGTAGATTTCGAGCATTCCTGTTTGCGGGTTCATCAAATAGCGCTTTTCGCCGTAAAGAAATTGCAAAACGGCCAAGCAAGTCGGTGTTCGCTTCATACGTCTTGCGGCCCAATGGGCGTTTTCTCTTGCTCTGTGTCGGGCCACCAGTTCATGCAGCCCCCAAGCGTCGGTCTAGCCAGTCGTGCGTGATTTGTCCGCGCCAACCGGCAGGCGGCGTGAAGTCGAAAAGATTTGGCGGCGTCTGGTAGCGCGTGACCTTCACCCCTCCAACAATCTCGACCACTGGCGGCGGCGTCACCAGCAAAGGCTTTGGCGGTGCAATTGCTGCCCGTGCCTCTTGCTCTCGCGCTTTCCGTGTTGCGCGGATTCGCTGCATGTGCAACTTATCCCGCTCACGTTTTGCGGCAATCTGTGCGAGTTTCTTTGCGGCTTTGCGTTCTAGGTCGTCTTGCTCGGCTTTCAAGTCGTAAGCGTCTGCCGCTTCCTTGCTCACAAAGTAGCGCAGAGCGTTGTGCTTGCCTGCGCTGTAGGCCTTGCCTGCGTTAATCAGATCTCGCAGGATGGCGTTTACTCGCTGCATTCCCAATGCCGTAGCCATTGACACCTCTTTCGAGTCAAGGCCGTTTGGTGTGTCGCAAGCCAGCAAGATACGCTCAGTGCCGCTAAGTTCTTTGGGCTTGTGAATCCCAAGCGCTTCGCATTTCTGGCGAAGTGTGAAGTTCGACATTTTGAGCATCTTTGACGCCTTGTTGTAGCTTGTGCCGCCTTCAATCAGTTCGCGCATCTTGCGAATCAGGGCAGGCGTCCATTTGATCTTTGTCATGTCTCTATCCATGAAAAAGGGCGACACATGCCGCCCCTTTTTAGTTACTTGATTTGCCGCCTACAGCACCCAATGAGCGCCACGGTAGGCGAGTGGGTCGCGGAACGGAATGTCGTCATCCATGTCCGAGAAACCGCTTGCAGGTCGTGCGGCTGGTGCTTGCCGTGGCGCTTGGCCTTGTGCCGGTGCTTGGCGGGGTGCCGCGCCTTCCTCGCGCTTGCCGCCTTGCAATGCAACGTCATTGACGCGCAAATCCATAGCCTTGTGGGTTACGCCGTCCTTCTGGTATTCGCGCTCTGTGATGTTTCCGCTAACCGTCACGGCTTGGCCCTTCAGGAGGTAAGGAGACAGCGAAGCAGCGCGTTTACCGAACAATGAGCAGTTCCACCAGATCGTGGGCTTATCGCGCCCCTGAGAGTCAGCAACGCTAAAGTTCGCAACGGCGCTACCGTCTTGCAAGTATTTGATTTCAGCGTCTCGCCCCAACTGGCCTGCTACTGTGATGTTGTTCATGTGGGTTCCTTATGCGATGTGAAGTTTTTGGGTACGGGTCAGGCGGCAACCGGCGATTTCCTTGCCGCCCTTGATTGCTGCCTTGATTGCTGTCTTGTCTGGTGCTGCTGGTGGCGGCTCAGGTGTCCGCATGTACTCGGCTGGCACTTGGTTGCTATCAAACACTTCAACGCTTTCGGGGTTGTTGCGGATGCTGATAGTCATCAACGGGCCTTCAATGCGTTCAATCTCTGCGGCCTGCATGTTGGTTAGCAGGTAATCGCGCAGCTTGTCGGCGGTGGCTTGGCGGTGCTTCTTCAATGCGGTAAGCCGCTTGATTTCTCCGTCAATGGCTTCAATGTGCGCTTCAAAGGAGCGTGACACCATGATGATGTTTTGCCCCTTCTCTGCGATGCTGCCCATGATTCCAGACGCTTCAATCGTGTCTGCAATGGTGGTTGCATCAATGTCCATATCGGCCAGCTTGTAGGCTAGGGCTTGATATTCAGCCCGTAGGCTGTAAAGGCTAGGGAGGCTCATGCTGTCTCCTTCTTTCGTTTTGCTTCAAGGCTCTTAATGAGCGCTTCGTAGGCTTCAGCCGGTGCTTCTTCCAGCTTCGTGACTTTTTGACCTGATTTTTCAGAAACCCAATTGAGCAGCGCAGGCTTATCCGCTTTGACTTCATCAATCAGCGCCAGAACATCGGCAACTTGCTTGCTGCTAAGGGTTTTGATTGGGGCCTGAACGTACTCAACGGCTTGGCGCTGTGGTGCTTTGCTGGCAGCGTTTCCATCGTCATCCTCTGGCGCAATGCCGCAAGCTGTCATAAGCGCATAGCGCCGTGCATAGGTGAGGGCAGAGCCGTAACCCTGTGGGTCTTGCTTGCTTGCTGGAACGTGCAACTTGCCACAACGCAGCGTTTCGCCTGATTCGTGCATAAACACGGTTTCAACGGTGACGCCTGTTTGATCTTCGGAAGTCTCCTGATAAACCGCAATGCCGCAATTGAGCAGGGCGTCGTTTACCGCTTCCAGACACGCGCCCAAATCAGCGTATTTGCTGCGAAAGGCGGGGTTGTTCTTTTCCTTCAGTGCGGGGCTGAATTCCCGCTTTGCCTTCACAAAGGCTGCTGCAATTTGTTTCATGCTATTCCTAGTGATGTGCCAGCGGCTGAGGTGCTGGCGTACCTTTGAAAGTGAAAACCGGCGTAAGCTCGGTGTAGTCATCCGCGCTAGGCGGGTAGGGCGTACCCAATGCAGCGCAGATCGCGCCCATGTGTTCATCGGCGGTATCGCTCTCCATCGCCATCGCGTACAAATCGGAAGGTGTCATATCGCCCCCTTAGTAAGCCATCCAGCTACAAAACCAAGGCCGAACACGCACAACGTGAAGACCTGAAAACAAAAGCGGATTGCGGGGGTCATTTCCGAGCCTCCAGCATTGCGTCAGCCATCTTGTAAGCACACACGGCGTCCTGCCTGTAAGTCGTTTCCGTGTTTTGCAAAAACGCCTGCATCGCCTTAGCTGCGAAGTAATCGCGCAGGGTCATGCCTTCAGAGGCATCCACGGGAAATGCTGGCCCTGCTTTGTCATGTCTTTTCATGCGTTCCTCCATCCCAATTTGATAGCCCGAGCCAGAGAGAATCCAGCCCTCCAAAAGTAGTAAGCGCGTTTGGCTGCAATGATTGGCTTCATGCTGTTTCCTTCGTTGGAACTGGTTGCCATGTGAGTGTTTCGTCTTGGCCGTCGCTGTCTCGGATTGGGCGAAGTTGAAAGTCACCTACAACACTGTGGACATCGCCCAAATAGCCTGTTACCTCTGATTCGATTTCCCAAGCTGGCGAGTAATGAATGCCCATCTCTGGGTTAATCTGCTTTACGTTTAAAAGCAGCCTTACGCAGCGAACAATCTTCCCTTCGTTACCGGCGAAGCTTTTGACAATCACCGCTAAATCACCTTGCTTGCAGTTCACGACCATCCCCCCAGCATCTCAGGCAGATAGCCCGACATCATCAAAGCAACACACAGCACACATATTGCGGTTACTGCTAGATCGCTAAGAGTCCAGGGAGAGTGGTTCTCGCGCAGGTTGCCGAACTCGTCAAAGTTGCGTTTGTATTGGTTCATTGCTGCTCTCCTTCTGCTTTCGCGGTGGCTGCAAACGACTGCACCACCAAAGCCAAACGGCTGTCCGCCGTGTAGCGTTTGAATGACTTGTTCCACTGAACGGACATCCAATGGCCGTTGTGTCGGACTTGAAATCCACTTTGCAAGAGGCCTGAGTTCTCTCGCACATCGTGGCCGCGCTCTTTGCAAAATGCTTCAAAAGCGCCAATCTGCTCGCTGGCAATCCATGGGCCTTTACTTGCTTTGCGCGCTTCTTTGCTCATGTGGTTGCCTCTCCAATCTCTGTCGCATTTCTGCGGATGTAATCAGCCGCAACCGCTTCGCGCAGAGCAGCAACTAAAGGACATTCGCTATTCGCAAACACCGCCAAAAGCGCATCAAGTGGCTCGCCGTAGGTCAATGCGTCTGCGATTGCTTCGCCCATATCCAGCGCAGCGATGACCAATCCACCGTTGCGCACAAGCGGGTAGGGCAGGGTTAAGCGCTTCGGGTCAACCTTGCGCACTGTCTTTGTCAGCAGTTCGCGGATTTCGCTTTCGGCGTGTTTCTCAGCCTTAATCTGCCGAGCAAGCAAGCTGTCTTGCATTGCGCCAATCTCGGCTGCGTGTTCGATTGCGTCTAAGTGCATGGTGTTGCTCCTTGAAAAACAAAAGGCCCCGTGTGTGGAGCCTTTGGTATTTGCCCTTGGGGAAGGGCGGGAGGGGGTTAGATCAAGCTACCGGGGACAAGTTGGTTTATTCCAAGCTCCTGCTTAATATCTTTGGTGAGGGCATCAAGCATTTCCTGTTCGGTGGTGCATTCGCCCTCAAGCGTAGAAATGACTGATAGGCAGCGTTGCAAGACACCGGCCCGTGGTTGATCTTTTTTCGGAACAAGCCCCTGACGCTCAAGGTTTGCAATTACTGCCAACTCTCCTGCGTTACGTTGGGCAATGTAGATTTCCTCCATCAATGTCATGCTTCTCTCCTTGGTTAAAAACACAAACCCCCTGTCACGGCGCTTGTGCTTTCGCCCTCTTGCGAAGGCGTTGGCCGACATATCCCCTATTCAGGTTCCGGCTCATTGCGTGTTTCACACCCGAAGGCACACGCCCTGCGTTTTTGCGCAGAGGACGTTGAATTCGTGCCCCAAACCATCAGGGCCATCAACTCTTGGTGCATTTCTGTTCTTGGCTGCACCGCCTCATCCGCTGCTCACGTCGCGGAATCCGTCAAGCTCCTGCAATCGGGTCACGCTTGCCTGTGCCTCTTTGCTATCCACTTGAATTGACTGTGTTAAAGAACCCTCGCTAGCCTCGATCTGCTTGCTGCTCCGCTTTGTTTGCGGCATGGGTGTATTAAAGCATTCTTTCTCAAGCAGTGCAAGCATTCTTTAAATATTTTTTGCAGACGACCCTTAAAATTGCGAAAAGCCGCGCAGATGGCTATTCGTTGGAGTCAACCAACTGGAGGAATGAATGAAGAAATTAATAGCAGCGGCGGCAATCGCCCTGAGCGGGTGCGCTACACAACCACCGGCACCGATAGCCGAATACTCAAGCGCTCGGCTTTGTGAAATTGCCGTGCGTGGCAACTTCTGGGTGTCGCAAGATCAAGCCTTGAGCGAGATAGCGCGGCGTGGTGAGAACTGCAATGCACACATGGGCGTCATCAATGCGCGGATTGGCATTGAAGCGCAGAGCCTAGACCTGCTCAAGCAGTCGCAGCCGCAGTTCAGGCCACTACCTATGCCAAGGCAACAGGTTTGCACTACGCGCAGGATTGGCGACGCATATCAAACAATTTGCGACTAGGAATTGTGGGTTTTCTTGCATTTGGCTGATGAACACCCATTGATTCACCCGTTTGGGGGATGACGACTCTGTTACAGAATGAAACAATGCTGACTAATAAGTCAATAGCCAATTTATATGTGCATCGTCCAAACGCATCGGTATAAATCAGCCAGCATAAAAATTCACCCCGTTGGTCAAAGCGGGGCTATTCAGGTCGATTACTTTGGGGTGTTTACCGAGGACGCCATAGAAGCGCTTACAGGCAAGGCGCTGGAAGAAGCAGCCAAAGGGCGCGTGATGCTTGTGCGCCTAGATCGGGCTATGTTGGCCTTCAAATCTATGCCAGAAGCTGCGCGGGTGCGCTTCATGAACCGCAAGATACCTGGAGCGGTGGTGTGCAGCCCCGAGCAATACGAAGCGGTGCGGGCTATTTGCTCCGACTTGTCGTCTTCTGGGGCGCTGAGGGTGGTGTTTCTGGATTACTCGCAGGCGCTGGCGTGGGCAGACGGCCTAGCCTCTGATCTCCGTAAGCAAGAAGCAAAGCGCATGCGTCGTGATGCACACGAGTTAGAGAGTCTAGATCGTCTGTTGGTAGGCTGTCGTATATCCGAGCCAGCGAACGAGCAAACGGCGAAAACTCTGCGCCAGCATCGTTAGCCGCATTGGACGGCGGGTTCTTGTTGTCCATCATTTCCCCCTCACCTGTAGCCAACCAATGGTGGTTGACCTTTAGATAACGCGCTGCGTGTGCGCTGTTCTCTGCGGTGAGTGCGGCAGTCTTTCCAAGTAACACCTGTCCTATGGCCTGAACTGACACCTCAAGGGCGTCAGCAAGCTCCTTGCGTTCCTTCTTCGCGAACGTCAAAGCCTCACCCAATCTTTTTCCGTAGCTCACAAAGAAATTATGGGTTCATCAATTAAAGAATGCTTGCATTTGTCGGAAAAGAATGCTTTAATTGGGGCATGGATAAACAAAAAGCTATCGAACTTCTTGGTGGAACTCCAAGCATTGCAGCCCGTGCGATAGGGGTAACTCCGCAGGCTGTCAACGGCTGGCCTGACGTTTTGAGCGCCCGAATCGCTGACCGTGTGCAGGCTGCGCTCATTCGCATGCAAGCCGCCAAAAAGCGTAGCAAGAAACAAGTTTCCGAGGTCTGACATGCAAGGCACTCCGTTTGTGATGTGCCTTCATTTTTCGCCCGATTCGATTGGCGAATCAACTGGCGAACCCATTGTATTTTTCTAAGGGGCAACAAATGGCTCAAATGAACTTACCCATGCTGACGGTCTATGAAGGCCCGAAGTTTGTAGCCGATGAGGTTATCGCCGGTATCAAGACCTACCGCGAAGCCGTCCAAAAGTCCTACGAGCTGCGCACACGCACACGCATGAGCAATGCCCTGATTGCTGAAGAGGTCGGCTGCTGCGCCTCTCACATTGGTGATTACGTCACCGCACAAGGCCGAAAGATTCCCCGCAACTTGCCAGCGGAATTTATCAACGCTTGGGACATTTCCATGGGCAACCGTGTTGTGACCCAGTGGATTAACTACCAAGCGAATCTGACCATCTTGGAGTCGCTTATCCAACGCAAGGCAGCATGAATATGAACGCATTTACAGCACCCGCCAAAGGCATTGATTTGGGCCGCACTAAGTCTGCCGAGCAGATCAAGAAAGACGCCCAGCGCGTGAACCAGTACAGCGATGTTGCTCGTTCTACACCTGATGCAGCTATCCGCGCAGATCAGATTCGTCGTGGGGGTCGGTAATGGCCGGAGACTGGATAAAGATGCGCACATCCTTGCTGACCAACCCAAAGGTCAACGGGATTGCTAAGGCATTGGAGTGTGACGCTTCAGTGTGTAACGCACTCAGCACAGGCTTCAGCGGCGTTATGTCTGGAATCGTTAAGCGTAACGTTATGCGTCACGTTACGGTGTCGTCACTGCTCGTTGTTTGGGGCAGTGCTAACGAACATACAAAAGACGGTGTGTTCGTCAATTCCGATCTGGCTGACTTGGACGACATGACCGGAATCCCAACTTTTGGCGAAGCAATGGCTTCCGTTGGCTGGGCTGTTTATGACGAAGTTTCCAACAGCGTAACCCTCCCAAACTTCAATGAATACAACACTTCCGGCAGTGTTCGCAGTGCTACCGCCAAGTCCAATGCACAGCGCCAGAAGGAATATCGTGATCGTCAAAAGTCACAACAAAGTGACGTAACGAGTGACGTAACGGCGTTACAGGAAAGTAACCGCAGAGAAGAGAAGAGAAGAGAAGAAGTAAATACAGATATGTCGCCAGCAAAGCTGCCGACCTGCCCGACAGATTCTGTCATTGCCATTTACCACACCCAACTGCCAACCCTGCCCACTGTTCGACTGGAAAGCGAAACACGCACCAAGGCCATCGGCAAATTCTGGAAATGGGTGCTGACCAGCAAGCGCACTGACGGACAACCCCGCGCCACAAACACCGCCGAGGCTCTGGCGTGGATTGGCGAGTACTTCGCCCGTGCCAACGAAAACGACTTCTTGATGGGCCGCAACGCCCAAACCGGCAAACACGCCAACTGGAAAGCAGATTTTGATTTTCTGTTGACCGAAAAGGGTAAGTGCCACGTCATCGAAAAGACCGGAGAAACTGCATGAGCGCCGCAACAGTACAGGCCGAGTACGGCGTTTTGGCCGCGATCTTTGCGAACCTTGGAACGCTTGATTCATTCGCTGACACGCTCAAACCCGAGCATTTCACCGATGACGTGAACGCCAGCATTTACCGAATCATGCTGTCCAAGCTGGCAAAGGGTGAGCGAGAAATCGACCCGATGACAGTTCACGCAGAACTGGCCGGTGCTTGCGAATATGTCCACGTCCACGAGATTTACGCCTCGCACGTCATGGGCCGCACCTCGATTGCTTCGATGGTCAAACTCATCATTGCAAAGCACAAGGAGCGCCAGCTTTTCGCAGTGTCTGAAGCCATTGCCGAACTGTCACACGCTACCGGCGAGATTGACGCCCGTATCGACCAAGCACAGGCTGAACTTGCCAAGCTGACGCCCTCCGACGCTGTGGACGAATGGGTAGACGCCCACACAGGCGCAATGCTGCACCTCGACCTTATCGAAAAGCGGGAGCAGGGTTTGATTGTCGGCATGGATACCGGCCTGAACGACTTTAACGAGTTGCTGGACGGTGGTTTCCAGCGTGGCGCTCTGGTGGTCATCGGCGCACGTCCTGCAATGGGCAAGACCGCTCTAGGCCTGACGATGGCCCTGAGCATGTCCAAGGAGTACCACGTTGGCTTTCTGAGCATGGAAATGCCACACGCTGACGTTCGGGACCGCCAGATAGCCATTCTGGGGAACGTGTCTATCTCCAACATCAAGCGCCCAAAAAAGGGCTTGGAGTACGAGCGTGTACTTGATGCGATTGAGCGCTCCAAGGTGCGCAAGTTCTATGTGTCCGACAAGGGCGGATTGAACATCCTGCAAGTACGCGCCAAGGCCCGTGCATTGAAGCGCATCAAGGGCTTGGACGTGCTGGTAGTCGATTACATCGGCTTGATGGCTGGCCTTGACTCCAAACAGAGCCGCGCCTACCAGATCGAAGAAATCAGCAAGGGCTTGAAAACCTTGGCCAAGGAACTGGACATTGTGGTGATTTGCTTGGCTCAGGTGAATCGCGGCGCTGCTGACCGTGGCAACCAATGCCCTGGACTTCACGACCTCCGCGACTCTGGCGCTATTGAGCAAGACGCCGACATTGTGGGCTTCATCCACCGGCCAATCATGGTCAAACCTGATTTGGGCGCGGCATGGAATGACTACGCCCTGTTCAATGTGGCAAAGAACCGCCAAGGCCGCACGGGTGACGTGCATCTGTTCTACATGGGCGAACAAACCCGCTTCGGCGCATGGGCTGGAGAGCCGCCAAGCAACACACCAACCGCAACACCACAGAAAGGCCGCGATCTATGAGCCAGTACGTTTTGGAATGGTCACGCAAGACCAACAACTTCCACGTTCAACCACTGTCTGACGCCTTGGCATCTGCACAAGAGGCTTTCCTGACCAACAGCTTCAACGATTACCGAATCGTCATGGTGGGCACTCAGGAGGTGTGTTTAACGATGGCCCAAAACAACCGCGACAAGTTGCGCGAGCGTGAGCCTTTCAAGCTGCATGCCGTCATTTAAGGGCATCGAATGCGCAAAGCAACAAAGAGCCGAGCAGCTAGCACAGCTTGCAACACACCCCGCATGGGTGGAGTACGTCAAAGCGGAGCTAGCGCAGATGGAAGCCGACCCGAGCGGGTTATGGGTGGGAGTAACGGAAAAGTCACGGCAGGAATGGAGGCGTCTGAATGAAACCACACATTTACCTCGCATATAGCTGGTACGACTGCGGACACCGCTACGAGTCGTGGAACTGCTCTAGTGGCTGCCCGAATGTCGGCAAAGGCTCTAGCCCCCGCTCTGCTTATCTGGATTGGCTGGGAAAGAAGGGGGAGGTATGAAAGCAACCCTAGCGCTTTACAACGCTCAACAGGCTCACAGCGCACTCAGTGAAGTGTGGCCGCACATCAAGGCCTATCTGATGGCTGGGCACCGCCTGCAATTCAGCGTGAAGCCTCAGACCCGCTCACTTGAACAAAACGCCCGACTGTGGGCAATGCTGACGGAAATCAGCGAACAGGTGGAGTGGTATGGCCGCAAGCTGACGCCGGAAAACTGGAAGCACATCTTTTCGGCAGCGCTGAAGAAGCAGGACGTAGTGCCTGGACTCGATGGCGGCTTTGTCGTGCTGGGTCTATCCACATCAAAGATGACCGTGGGCGAGATGGCCGATCTTCAAACCTTGATGGAAGCATTCGGGGCAGAGAAGGGCGTTCGATTCAGCGCGGAGGCTTCGGAGTGAGCTTCAACCGCACCCGCTGCCCCCACTGCAAGGCCAAGCTAGAAGCAGGCCAGCGGATCCACCCCGAGTGCATCGAAGGCTATGCCGAGGCCCAAGCCGCCAAAGCAGAGCGCGAACAGGCCAAGAAAGCCCGAGCCGCTGCGAAGGTGGAAAAGGCCGACATTCGCCGCCGCAAGCTGGCAATCAAGACCCGCGCCGATTGGCTGGCCGAGGCAAAGAAGCTACTCCAACGCCGCCGCCGCCTTGAGGAACTGGCAAAGGGCAAAGGCTGCATGAGCTGTGGCCGCAGTCAATCCGAGGTCATGGGGACGGACGGATGGAAGCCCGGAGGCGCATGGGATGGCGGGCACTTTATGAGCAAGGGCGCACGGCCTGAGCTTGCCCTTGAGCCTCTGAATATCTGGCTGCAATGCAAATCCTGCAACGGTGGCTCTGGCAAGTACTCCCGCAAAGGCTACACGGTGGGGGCCGCTTTCGAGGCCAATCTGATTGCAGAGCAGGGCGCGGAGCTGGTGGACTGGCTCAAAGGGCCGCACGAACAAAAGCATTACAGCGTGGATGACTTGATCGCCATCTGCGCAAACGAGAAATTGAAGCTGAAGGAGCTACAGGGATGAACGACACACACGACACCACACATACCTCGGCAATGTTGGCAAACATAGCGTACCGAGAGGCGCAAAAGGGCGCAGGCAAAAACGACCCCGTAAACCACCCCAAGCACTACACCGCCCACCCCTCGGGAGTGGAGTGCATTCAGATCACTGAACACATGGGCTTCAACCTCGGCAACGCCATTAAGTACGTTTGGCGCGCAGACCTTAAGGCAGACGCCATCGAGGACATGAAAAAGGCGGTTTGGTACATCCAGCGCGAGATTGCAAAGCGGGAGGCTGGCAAATGAGAGTCGGCAAGCGAATCCTCTTTGCACTCGAAATGTGCGAAACGCTGGGGACGATCACCAGCTCCCACCTGTTCAAGGAATGGGCCGACCAGCACCAAACCAACTGTCACAAGTACCTGAGCCGCGCTGTAGGGCTGCGACTGATGACGGTTGACAGAACCACCTACCCGCACACGTTCCGCTTAGTGGATGACTGGAGAGAGCGCGTGTATGGCAAGAAGCCCCGCGCCTATGTCCGCAAGACTGAGGAAGTAAAGCAAGTCCGAGGCAAATCAAGCGTGTTTGCAGGGGCTAACTCAATTTTCAATCTAGCCGCCTAAACCAACCCCGCCCATACACCCGCATCGACCACTACTAAGCAAGGGGCAAGACATGCAATTCAACCGACCACTAGGCGCGTTTGCAATTCTCTATCGCACCGAGGAAATGCAAAAACCGCCTATCTTTGAAATGCCGAACTTCAAGTGCATGAGCCGGGAGGATGCGAACCGGATAAGGATGCGCGACTGGTACTGGGCGAAGAAGGCGGGTTTTAAGCACTTGGCTGATTACTACAGGGACAAAGTGGAAACATCACTAGCGGCACATGGAAAGGTTAAATGGGAATGATTGCTAACAAAGAAAAAAATCGTAAGAAGCCGCCGCCTGCAAATGGCTTTGTCGCTGGCAAGTCTGGCAACCCACGGGGCAGGCCTAAGCAGACGCCTCAAGAGCTTGATTTGATAGCTGCTTGCAAGGAAAAGACGCCTGACGCCCTGAACGTGATTCTGGACATCATGCAGAACGGCGAGAAGGAACAGACGCGCCTGAGTGCTGCGCAGTCGATCATTGAACGGGCTTATGGCAAGCCTACGCAGCCGCAGGACATCAAGATAGCAGGTGAACTGATTACGGTCATTGAACGACGGATTGTGAAGCCATGAAGCTAGAGCTAGACACACCCGCAGTCTTTGAGCCATTGCTTGCGCCTGCTCGATACAAAGGGGCGCACGGTGGGCGCGGTTCGGGTAAGTCGCACTTCTTTGGTGAACTGTGGCTAGAGGAAAACATCAGCCAAAAGCTGGACTGTGTGTGTCTGCGCGAGACGCTGAAGTCTCTAGAGTTCTCCGTGAAGAAGCTGCTGGAGAGCAAGATCGAGAAGTTCAACGCAGGCGCTTATTTTGAGATTCAGGACCGGCGCATATTCTCCAAGCGTGGAGGCGTGACGATCTTTGAAGGGATGCAGAACCACACCAGCGAGTCGATTAAGTCGCTTGAGGGCTTTGACCGCGCTTGGTTTGAAGAGGCTCAGAACGCCAGCGATAAGAGCCTAACCATGCTGCGCCCGACTATCCGTAAGCCCGGCTCTCAGCTTTGGTTCGGCTGGAACCCAGACTTGGCAACCGACCCAATTGATGTGTTGCTAAGGGGCGAGACTTTGCCGACTGGCGCGGTTGTAGTGCAGGCGAACTACATGGATAACCCGTGGCTTCCTGAAGAACTGCGGGAAGAAATGGAGTTCGACAAGCGCCGCGACCCCGAGAAATATGCGCACGTTTGGCTAGGTGAGTACCGGCGCAACAGTGAAGCGCGAGTGTTTCGCAACTGGTCTATTGAGGAATTTGAGCGACCCGCAGGCACGGTTTACCGGCTGGGGGCTGATTGGGGTTTCAGTGTTGACCCTTCTACGCTCGTTCGCTGCTCTATCGAGGGCAACCGCCTGTACGTGGATTACGAGGCGTGGCAAGTGGGCTGCGAGATTGTCAATCTGCCAGACCTGTTTATGAGCGTTCCCGAGTCCGAGAAGTGGCCGATTGTTGCCGACTCCGCACGGCCTGAGACGATCAGCCATATGCAGCGTAACGGCTTCCCTAAGATTCGATCGGCCATCAAGGGCGCTAAGAGTCTGGAAGAGGGCGTGGAGTTCCTGAAAAGCTTCGACATGGTGATTCACCCACGCTGCCAGCACTTGATTGATGAGCTAACGCTGTACAGCTACAAGACCGACCCGCTAACCGGCGAAGTGATGCCGATGCTGGCTGACAAGGACAACCACTTGATTGACGCGCTCCGTTATGCGTGTGAGGGCGCACGACGCGCAGGCAAGGCTATGCCGCAACACGACTACACCAAATCAGCAGCGCAGGGGCGGGCTATCTAAATCCGACGAACGGTTGCAAATACTGATTGCAATTGTTTGTTGTGGGCCTTACAATTCATTCAACGCAACACACTAAGGGGAATGAAGATGACCACAGCAGAAAACATCATCGAATTGCGTGACGGCGGTTTCGAGGCGCAGGCAATTCAAATGTGCGAATCTCAGTCAGTGTCAATCGAGATTCACGACGATGTAGAAAAGACATATTTCTTTGCGGACGGCTCTTGGGTAACTCGCGCAACCTTTGATGATCTCGATGCGATTTGGTCACTCTGAAAGGCGGCAAATCATGAAAGCAATCAACATCACCACCGGCTGCACTGTCTACATTGCCCCCTATCAAGATGGCAAGGTATGGGTAAGCGAGACAGAGGACGACTTCAAGCGCTGCATGGGTCGCTGCGACTATGCAGAGAACTACAAGCCAGCATGAAAGGCGGAAAACGAGAGGGCGCAGGGCGTCCACCATTGGACAACCCTGCCCGACACATCGTCAAGGCGCGGCTGACTGACGAGCAAAAGGCTAAGTGGGATGAGCTAGGCGGTAGTCGCTGGGCAAAGCGCTTGCTGGATGAGGCTATTGAGCAAACAAGGGGGAAGCTATGAATGATCGTGAGCTATTGGAGAAGGCGGCCAAGGCTGCGGGGATCGCTGGTAAGTTTCTGGATGACTCCAAAGGAGGGGCAATTGTTTCTTCGATTGAACCTGAGTTTGTCAATGAGCAGCCAGTGCTTGTATTTTGGCGTCCACTCACAGACGATGGCGACGCGCTGCGGCTTGCGGTGAGGCAATGCCGTAACCCTCAAAAAGGGTTGATGCGTTTATGTAAAAAACCCTTACTCTCCCCCACATCGCAACGTTGGATAACGCCCGATGAAAGTTTTCAATGTCTGACGCGCTCATTGAAGCGCAAAAGCTTTATCAAGATGGTTTGGACGCCCAGAGGGAGCAGCGCGTCCAGATCGAGGAAGATCTAGCCTTTAGTGACCCGTCAGACCCTCAACAGTGGGATGAGAAAGTTCGCCATCAGCGCGAAAACGACCCCGGAGGCAAGCGCCCATGTCTGGTTAACGATCAGACAGGGCAATACGTCGCAAACGTGGCGGGGCAAGTCGAAAAGCAGCCCCCCGCGATTCACGCCATCCCTGTAGCTGGTGGCGCTGATAAGAAGGCCGCAGAGCAGATCGACGGGCGCTTTCGCCACATCGAACACGCATCCAAGGCCAGCCAGCACTACGCCCGAGCATTGACAAGCGCAGCCCGTACAGGTGTTGGCTATCTTGTCGTGCGCCCTGTCTATGTAGATCGCGCTCTAGGCTGGCAAGAACCCCGCATTGGCTCCGAGCCTGACCCGCTAAAGGTGGTGTTTGATAGCTGGTCTGTAGAGACAGACGGCTCAGACGCTGATTGGGGTTTCATCATGTCCAGCATGTCCATTTCGTCGTTCAAGCAGCGATGGAAGAATAAGGAAGCGGTAGATTTTGGCGCTTTGGACTCGCAGCGCTACGACACAGACCGCAAGTCTGTTTTGGTGGCCGAGCAGTGGTTTAAAGAGCAGACCACCCGCAACATGATTGTGTATGTGGGCGCTGACGGGCAAGAAGCCAGCGACACAGAGGATGACTATTGGGCCGCTTGCAAAGAAGCAGGCTATCAGCTTGGGTTCTTGCGCAATTACAGCGATAAGACGCAGGTTGTGAAGTGGCGGCGCATGAGTGGCGCTGACATTCTGGAAGAGTCCGAGTACCAGGCAGACGCTATCGGCATCGTGCCGGTGTATGGCTATGTCGGTTTCGCTGATGGCCGTATGAAGTACTGCGGCATCCCTCGCCGCGCACGGTCTGCACAGCAGGCCTACAACTATCACAAGAGCGAATTGATGATGCCCGGTGCGCAGTTGCTGGCATCTACTCGCGCAGTCTCAGGCATTGAAGAGCTGTGGGACAAAGCACACGTTGAGCGCCGTGCTTTCTTGCCATACAAGGACATGGACGACCTCGGCCCGATTCAAGCGCCTACGCTTGTCAAGGTGGGTTCTTCGCTGGTTGACCATGCATCAGGCGCAGAGAGCGCATTGCGTGACATTCAAGCGTCAATCGGCATGTACCAAGCAAACTTGGGCGCAGCCAGCAACGAGACAAGCGGCGTAGCTATCGAATCACGCAAGCAGCAGGGCGAAGCATCTACCGCGCATTTCCCGGCGCACATGGCCGCGAGTCTTGGGCATGTCGGCTCTATCGTGATGCAGATGGACGCACGACTGAGCGACACACGACGCAGCCAGCCCATCATTGGTGTGGATGGCTCTGCGGGGCGGGTGACTTACGACCCAGAACAAAAGCAAGCTTTCAACCGCAGCACGACTGACGGCGTGACGATTAACCCGAACGTGGGCAAATACTCCGTTCGTGTCGTTGTTGGCGCAAGCTACAGTACCCAGCGCACTCAGACGAATGCAGCGTTTGGCGAAATCATGCGCGGCAATCCCGAACTTGCTCCGACTGTTGCACCGTTTTGGGCGCAGACGCTGGATTTCCCCGGCTCCGACAAGTTCGCGCAGGCAATGGCAGCAATGGCACCGGCTCCGGTCAAGGCTATTTTGCAGCCCGAAGGCCACGAGGACGCACCAGCCCCCGCAGCATTGGCCCAACAGGTCAAACAGTTGAAGGAAGCGCTGCAAGAGGCCATCCAACACGCCCACGACGCACAGCAAGACGCAGACGAAGCCGAGCAACGTGCCAACGAAGCAGAGCGCACCGCAAAGGTGAAGGAAGAAGCGCTAGAGATTGACTGGTTCAAGGCTGAGACAGACCGTCTGAAGGTAACCGGCGCAAACGTTGACCAGATTGAGGCGGTGGTGGGCGACTTGATTAACAAGATGCTGACCAGCGAACAGCCGCTAGGCGATGAGCAGCCTATGCCGCAAGACCCCGAAGCATGGCAGGGCGGTTTGCCGATGGAGCAGCCCGAGCCTATGCAGTTTCCCGACATTGCCGAGCCACAAATGGAGCAGGCAATCGAACCCACAGAACCCAATGAAGGAATGATGTAATGCCTACACTTGTCGCCCCGTCAGTAGCAACCCTCACGATTACAACGCCGGGGCAATCAGTGCCCGTTACCTGCGCTGCGGGTGACCGAATGATGGTCGATTGGGTGGGTCCGGGCGGCTCTAGTGGCTCTCGGCTGGTGCTGAATGAAACGGTGGACATTGGGCCTCTGGTTGATGGCACAGTGGTAACGTTTCGTTCGCTGTCTGGTTCGCCCTCGTATGAGGGGGCTGTGTTTGCGGAGGTGAAAACCAATCCTTCCAGCGGGGGGGTTAGCTTGGTAAAACCGACTGGCGGGGCGGTGAATATTGAATTGTCAGATTGCGCCCAGATTACCGCAGCATTCATCTGTGCAACCGCCACGACTTCATCGCAATCTGTTGCAGCCGGTCAGAATTGGTCCGATGACATGGAGTTTTCCGTGCCCGATGACTTCTACTTTGTGTCGCCTGTTTTTGCCAACTACGACACAACGCAATCGCTGACGGTATCGGGGTTCACTGTGGCCCCTGCTGGGGCGCACAAGGCAGTGCAAAACACCCTCACATGGACGGCTGGCACAGTCAGCGGATCGGCTTCATTCACGCTCGCTGCGGCAACAACTGGCGCAGGCGGTCAGGTCGTGCCAAGCATCGCTGTGGCCGACCCGATTCCCGTTGCTTCTTTGGCTCGGTCTGATTCGGGCACATCTAAGCTGATTCGGGTGATTGAAACCCTCGCAACAAGCGGAAGCCCTAGAACAATTCTTTTTAAGGGCAATTGGTCTGGGCAAGTGACGGCCATCAACACAGACCCGGCCAATGGCGGCGCACAGGTGGCAGGGGTTTACAACGCGAACGCGAACTGGTCCACTACACCAGGCGCGAATACTCCAGCGGATAACGCGAGCCTTCCAAGCTGCATCGTTGGCGTTTTGGTCGGGTCTGCTACTCGAAAGATTACAGGGGCGGTTTTCGGTGATAGCCGTGATGCTGGCCTTAGCTCTGCGTCTGGCTACATGGGGTGGCCTATTCGTGCAAACTTCCTCAATGGGACTGTGAATTTCATAAGCCTTGCGAACAGCGGACAAAAGACCGTTGATTCAATCGCGACAATGAAGAACTTTGTTACCGCGTACAACCCTGCGTTTGTCACTATGGGGGCTTGGTCGCCAAACGATGGAAGCACACTTGCAGCGGCAAACACTGCTTGGGGCGCAATCATGGCCGCTGCGGAATGGTGTCGCCAACGCAAGGTAACTTTCATTCTGCGGACGCCACTTTGTGCCAGCGCGGCCACATACCCAAACGCTATGACCATCGTTAACCGCGTGAAGGCACTCAGGCCAAGCAGGTATCTATTCACTATCGACACAAACGCCACTGTGTCTGACGGCGCTTTCAACATGCTTCCCGCGTACAACTCAGGGGACAACCTGCACTTTAATGATGCCGGTTACACGGCGATTGCAGCCACTGTCGTTTCGGCATTGCAAGGCTTCTAAACCTCTCCCCTCAGCACGAAGATTCCACGCAGATCACCCTGCTAACCGCGAACGCTGCAAAGCGCCGCTGCCTCTCTGGTGACTTGAGAGAGTGCAAAGACCATAGGAGCATTTGTGTCCACTGAAGAACTGAGCATTGCCAACAACGAACCAGCGGCAAGCCCTGACCCCGAAACAACCCAAGTTGAAGGAGCAGAGGTCGAAGCTGGCACAGAGGAAGAACAGAAAGAGCAAAAGGCCGAAAAGACGCCAGAGCAGCGCGAAATTGAGCGTTTGCGGCGCGGCCTTGATCGTAAGACGCGACAGCGTGAAGAAGCTCGCGCAGAGGCTGCTTTGCTTCGGGAGCAGTTGACCCGAGGCGTAAAAAATCCCAACAATCAAGACACAGACGACAGCGAACCTCTGACGCTGACAAAGGCCCAAATTGCCGAATTGGTCAAAGCTGAAGCCCAAAAGCTCGCACCGACTATTCAAAGCGAAAAGGCCGAGAGTGAGCGCCGACAGGGTGTTATTACGTCGCTTGAGAAAACGTGGGGTAAAGAGCGATTTGACGAAGTTTCATCTGATTTGGATGAAGCGTTTGGAGGACTCACAGACCGTAGCGGTAGGCCCAAGCCAGCCATTGAAGCAGTCTTTGAAGCCGACGAACCAGCCAAAGTCATTGAATGGCTCGCAGACCCTGACAACGTGGAAGAGGCAGAGCGAATTAGCAAGATGGGCGCAGTACAAGCAGGCCGAGCAATCGCCAAACTTGAATTGCAATTGTCCGCAGAGTCGCAGAAGTCAAAACCCCGTGCCTCGAAAGTTCCCGCTCCGCTCGAATCAATCCGAGGTGGTGGCGTGAATGCTGAACCTGATGAATCGAAGATGACTGACGTTCAATGGGCAAAGCACCAAGAGGCGAAACGCAACAAGCGCTGAATTTTTTAAACACATTTAAACGTCGAGAGACGCTGGAGCTACAACATGCCAAATACGACCCTTACCCACCAAATGGTGGCCCGCGAAGCAGCCAAAATCTTCATGGAAGAAGGCAACTTCATCAAAAACTTGAACCGCAATCGTGAAGTCGATGTGGGCAAGGAAACAGCCGGTTACAAATCCGGTTCTACCGTCAAGATCAAGATTCCCCCTGTGCCTGTTACCTACTCCGGTAGCAACTTTGCAGGCGGCGGCGCAGCCCCTGACAACGTGGAGACTTCCGTATCTCTGACCGTTGACAAGCAGCGCCACGTTCCCGTGACCTTCACCGCCCGCGAGAAGGTTATGGACGTTGCAGACTTCCGCGAAACATGGCTGCGTCCTGCGGTGCAATCGCTGGTGTCTACCGTTGAAGCCGACATGATGGTAACCGCCTACTCCACGTTTGCTAACGTGTACGGCACTCCCGGCACCATCCCTTCGACTGTGGCTCCATTCGCCACGGCTCGGGGTGCTTTGAATCGCTTCATGGCTCCTATGGGCGACCGTGTGTCTTTGGTTTCCAGCGACGTTAACTCTTCGATGGTGGCTGCTGACCGCGCTCTGTTCCGTCCTGATGTGGGCGACCAGTACACCACCGGCTCTATGGGTGACACACAGGGCTTCAAGTTCTTTGAGAACCAATCTCTGCCAGTTCACACCAACGGCACGGCTACCGGCTGGACAGTTAACGGCGCTGGTCAAACTGGTTCCACTCTGAACATCGGCGGCCTGACTTCGGGCCAGACGATTCTCAAAGGCACCGTGTTCACCATCGCGGCGACTCGCTCGGTTCACCCGATTACCGGTGCAGCCCATCCTGCGGCCAACCTGCGCAGCTTTGTAGTGACAGCTGACTTCACAGCCTCTGGCACGACTGGTTCGATTGGCATTTACCCGCCTATCACCCCCACGACTTCCAGCGTGATCGGCACCGTGAACGCTTCGCCTGCAAACAGCGCACCTTGCACCATGAGCGGCGCGGCTTCTACGGCCTACCGTCAAAACTTGGCGTTCCACAAGAATGCCGTGGCTGCTGCCTTCGTTCCACTGCCAGTCTTGGCATCGTGCGAGGGTTACACCTACAGCACCCCAGAGTTCAGCATTCGCGTGATGACCTTTGGCAACGGCCAGACCGATGTGGAAAACACCCGTATCGACGTGCTCTATGGTCAAGTGACTGTCCGTCCTGACCACGGCGCTCGCGTAACCGAGTAAACGTTTCTCCTTGGTGGTGAGTCTTGTGGGCCGGTTTCGGCTGGCCCACTTTTTTAACTAGGTGAGCAATGGCATATCAAGAATACCCCCGCTGGCTCTTCACGAAAGACGGCTCTTTTGTGGTGGACAGCAAGGAAGAACACGACAAGCACCCCCACGCATCGCTTACCCCCATCGTAGAGGGTGAAGCCGAAGAGGTTGATCTTGTTGCCTTGGCTGAGTCCAAAGGCATCAAGGTTGATAAACGCTGGTCGGCTGCACGACTGCAAAGCGAAATCGACAAGGCCTAAATGAAAGCCATCGAGTTAATCCAAGACGCATTTGAGCGTTGCAACCGCCTAAGCCCCGGCGAAGTCCTGAGCGCTGATGATGTGGCGCTAGGTATGCGGCGCTTGAATCTGCTGGTGGATGAACTCGCAGGCAAAAGCGTTCATTTATTCCTGAGTACCCTGACCAGCAACCCCCAAAGCGGACATATCACGCTAGGCGCGGGTGCTTGGGCCTCTGTGCCAGTGGGCGCGGAGATTGTGAGCGCTACCGCTGACAACATCCCAATGGACCCCATCACTATGCAGCAGTTCAATGAACTGTACGCACCCAACACCACAGGACGCCCTGAAGTGTGGGCGCAGGATGGTGCGGACAAGGTTTTTCTCTGGCCCGTACCTACCGGCCAAACGATCAAGATTCAGACTCGCGGCACCGTGGCTACGTTTGTCGATGAGTCCACCGAGTATTACGCCCCCGCAGGCTACAAATCCGCGCTGGGTGCTGCTCTGGCGGTGCGCATCGCCCCTGTAGTGATTGGGCGCATCCCCGTCGAGTTAGACAGGGCAGAACGCGCATTGATGGGCAACATCAGCCAGTACAAACCCGCAATCATGAATGTCGATTCATTCACTCGCACGGGCTGCTATACCCCAGCCGGGTTCTTCGGATGAAATCGGGCTATGTTCAATGCGTGGGTCCAAGCTACCACTTGGCCGACAAGAAAGCAGGCGTTCAGTCTGCGGTGAACTGCTACCCCAAAAAAACAGACGGTGACGCTTGGCAGATGGCCGCAACACCCGGCGAAGTGCAGATTGCAGACCTCGGGGCAGAAATCCGAGGTTCGCGCAACGTAAACGGCAAATGGTTTGTCGTGGCAGGCGTCAAGCTCTATGAGGTTTCGGCGGCTGGCGCGGCTATTGATCGCGGCACCTTGTCTAGCTTTGCGGGGTTTGTTGGCATGGCGCACAACAGCACCCAGCTTGCAATTGTGGATGGAGAAAGCCTGTATATCTATGCGGGAGGTGCCTTAACGCTGGTTAGCTCGGCAGGATGGCGCGGCTCTGAGGATGTGCAAGAGCTAGACGGATATTTCGTGTTTGTAGACCCCGACACAGATCAGTTCTACCTAAGCGGCATTGACAACGGCACAGCCTTGGATGCGCTCGATTTCTCTAGTGCTGATTCTTCGCCTGACAACATCGTGACCCATCGGGTAAGTCACCGGCAATTGTGGCTATTCGGTGAACTGACCACAGAGATTTGGATTAACAGCGGCGACATTGATTTCCCATTTATCCGCTATGGCTCCTACACATTAGATGTGGGCTGCGTGGGTAAACGTGCCGCCATCAATGCAGCCGATACGCTGTTTTGGATTGGCCGAACAGATCGCGGGGCCGGTATCGTCTACATGGCCGAGGGCAACCAACCACGGCGCGTTTCTACGCTGGCAGTAGAGGAAGCCCTGAAGGGCAGCACCGACATTTCTAAGGCGACCATGTGGGCCTATCAGATCGAGGGCCATGAGTTCGTAGCCATCAATGCGCCAGGATTAGAAACCACTTGGGTGTTTGACGCAGCCATGCAGCAATGGCACGAGCGCGGCGAATGGGAAAACGGCTGGAAGCCTTTGCGCTCCCGATTGGTGACCTCCTTTGCTGGCGAGCACTTTGCCGGTGATGAGTTCGGCAAGCTGGTGCGGCTTGATTCGTCTGTCAACAACTTGGCAGGCCGTCCGCTGGTGCGTGAGCGCACATGGCCCCACCTGAAGCAGCCGACGATGGAGCCAATCAGCTTTTACGGGCTGGAACTGTCCATGAAAACAGGTTGCGGCGGCGTCGTGACCCTAGAAATCAGCAATGACGGCGGCGTGACATTCGGCCCGAAATTGCTCCGCAGTCTGGGTGCTGTGGGTCGGTGGATGCAGCGAATCCGCTGGAATGGCTTAGGCACATCGTTCAATCGAGTTTTCCGCATTCGCTGCTCTGACGATGTGCCGTTTGCGATTCATGGCGCGGTGATCGACACATGAGGGTACTAGCCAGCCCACAAGCCCGAATCCCTCTGGGGTGGGCAATGGTGAACGGGCAGAAAGTCCCCGTTTTGATTGACATGGAATGGGCGCGTTATCTGTCTGTGCTGAATGAACGCGCAGGCGGTGTGACAGGCCCCAGCACTACAGACGCCTCGGTTTCATCCTTTGAAGATGCAGGCGTAGAAGAAACGAAATCAGCGGTTTACGACCTTTGGACCGTGCTAGGCATGGCCGCAGAGATTGCAGAGCTACGGGCGCGAGTGGATGAGCTAACGAAGTTTCAAAACGATCAGGCTTGCGGAGAGCTTTCATCCATTCGCGCTGCGGTAGACAACCTACACACCGAAATTCAAGCACTACAACAAGGGAACAATGTATGAGCGTTTCTATTCGCCCCCTCTTTACCGCGCAGTACGCGCCCAACGCCGATACAACCATGTACACGGCTACCGGCGTCAAGACCATTATTGACAAGTTCAGCGGCTACAACGGTACAGCGGCGGCGGTGGTTGTCACTGTAAAGCTGGTCCCCCAAGGCGGCATGGCTAGTGCTTCCAACGCGATTGCGTCCAAAACCATTGCGGCTGGTGAGACATACAACTTTCCAGAGGTGTGCGGTCACGCTCTAGAGGTGGGTGGTTCTATCAGCGTTTTGGCGGCTACAGCTTCGGCGGTGGTAATTCGCGCTTCTGGCCGTGAGGTGAGCTAATGACGGACTTGCAGCAATCACTGCGAGTAAAGGCAGAAAAGCTAGAGCAATCTATGCTTGGTTTGCCGCAGGTGGATTGCCCTGTTCGGCACTACTTTGCGCCCGGACTGTACGCCCGAGAAATCACCATTCCAGCAGGCACAACCGTGGTCGGTGCTGTCCATAAAAAAGAGCATCTGGTGGTTGTTTCGATGGGGCGGCTTCGCGTGATGACAGATGACGGAAGCAAGGAAGTTGCAGCCGGTGAGGTCTTTACGTGCCATGCCGGAATGAAGAACGCAGTTTATGCAATCGAGGATTCGCGGTGGACGAACTTTGCACCCAATCCGACTGATGAGCGAGACACAGACAAGCTGACGGAGATTTTCACAGAGTCCAAGGCATCAGAGCTGCTGGGCGGCTCAGATAACAAGCAACTTGCTTGCAACCTACTGAAGGGGGATTGATATGTCATGGGGAATGGTGGCGGTCGCGGGCGCGACCTTGGTTGGTGCAAGTATGCAGTCAGGCTCTGCATCAAGCGCGGCAAGCTCACAAGCCGATGCAACAGATCGAGGCGTTGCTGAAAATGCTCGGCAGTACGACACAACCCGAGCAGACTATGCACCCTATCGTGCGGCGGGTGTCACTGCTTTGGGGCAGCTTCAATCCGAAATGAACACACCGATGACAGCAGTGGACGCCATGAGCGACCCCGGCTATCAGTTCGGCTTAAATCAAGGCCAGACAGCACTAGACCGAAAAGCCTCGGCGGCTGGTGGGCGCTTATCGGGTGCGTCCCTTAAAGCTGCGGCGCGGTACGGCAACGACTACGCCACGACCAAATATGAAAGCGCATATTCGCGCAATTACCAAGCCAAGCAAGACCGTTTGAACCGTCTTGCGGCTTTGGCTGGTGTGGGTCAATCTGCTACAGGCAGCACGGCGGCGGCTGGTGCGTCTGCGGCTGGGGCAAATGCTGGCCTGATTACCGCCCAAGGCAACGCAAGCGCAGCCGCAACGATGGCGCAAGGGAATATCTGGGGCAGCGCTATCAACCAATTAGGGGCAGTCGGTCAGAAATGGGCGACCCCCAGCACATCAAGCACGATTCCAATGCAAGCAGGCGGAGGTTACTAAATGGCAGCAGATGCAGGGATTTTTGGACAGTACCTACAGCCCGTTAAATCGGTGGCGGCTTACCGCGCCGATATGGACCGAGAGGAAAGCAACGCGCTACAGCTTGCGGCTACTCGGATGCAGGCACAACAGGCCCAGCAAGACTTTGCGGACGGTCAGACACTGCGCACGGCCACTATGGAGGCAGCAGGCGACCAAAACGCGCTTGTCAAGGCGCTGAACGCTAAGGGCTTGTACAAGCAGGCGCAATCCATTCAAGCAAGCATCCAAGGCGCTGAAAAGACGGCGGCAGAGATTGCAAAGAACAAAGCGCAGACCGGCAGCGCGGAGGCTCAGACCTCGGCTGCAAAGTTCAAGTTGGAGCAGGAAAAGCGCGCAGCAGCAGCTACCCGCATGGCTACATTCAAGGCGCCTGACGAAGCAATAGCAGACCTGAAAGCCAAAGTACAAAGCGGCGAAGTCACGCCAGAACAAGGCGAACAGCTTGCGCAAGCCATCCCCCGCGATGCGGCGCAGTTCGGACAATGGCAGCTTGGGCACCTGAGAAGCCTGCTTACCCCGCAACAGTTGATCGAGCAGGGAACAGCCAAGCCGACAGAAATCAGCACCGGCCAGCAAAAGTATTTTGTAGACAACAACCCGAACAGCCCGACATTTGGCAAGCAAATCGGCGCGGCTCCGGTGCAGTTGCAGGCAAGCCCTGAAGCGGTTTTGACGGATGCCCGTACCCGCTCCGAAGGCGCTGCAAACCGTGGCGTACAGATGCGCGGCCAGAACATGACGGATGCTCGTTCGCGTGATGCCAACGCTGCAACCTTGGCGACCAAGAGCGAGAAGCCACTCACAGAAGGGCAGGCGAAATCCGCTCTCTTTGGCTCTCGCATGAAGATGGCAAACGAGATTTTTGACACGTTGGAGAAGTCGGGCACGACCACATCAACACCCGGCATCAACTCCGGTTATGGGGTGGGCAGCGTCATCAGCGCATTGTCTAGCTCTGACCAACAACAACTTTTGCAAGCCAAGCGCGATTTCTTGAACGCTGTACTGCGGCGCGAGTCTGGCGCGGTCATTGGCGAATCTGAGTTCGACAACGGCAATAAGCAATATTTCCCACAAGTGGGCGACAGCAAACAAGTGATTGCTCAGAAAAAGGCAAACCGTGAGGCTGCTATGCGCGGTGTGCTGGTGGATGTGCCTGAAGGCCGCAGGTCTGAGATTGTCGGAGAAATCACCGGACGCAGCACGGGCGGCGCTACGGGCAGTTTTGGCGCACCAGCAAAAGGCGGTTTCAAATACTTGGGGTCTGAATAATGGCTAAATATCGCGTACAAGGGCCGGATGGTCGTGTTCACGTTTTCGAGGGGCCTGACGGCGCAAGCCCTGCGGATGTGGAAGCCTTTGCAGAGCAGACCTTCGGCGGCAGGGCCGAACGAGCCAAGGCACAGCAAGACGCAGACCGCAAGCTGTACAGCCCTACCAATGGCATGTCTACTACTGACAAGGTGCTAGCTGGTGTTGGCAAGGCCTTTGCGGACACGGGGCGCGGTCTTGGGCAGTTGGTGGGCTTAGTAGATCGCTCCGAGGTTGACGAAGTTAAAGCGCGTGACGCTGCTTTGATGGATACGGGCGCTGGCAAGGTTGGAAACTTCGGCGGCAACTTGGCGATTGCACTGCCCACAATGGCGATACCAGGGGCGGCGACTCTGCGCGGTGCGGCTCTTATTGGTGGCGCACAGGGGGCTATCCAACAAGTCGGCACGGATGACAGCCGATTGAGTAATGCGGCCCTAGGCGCTGCGGCTGGTGCTGGCGGTGTGGCCGCTGGCCGTGCATTGGCATCGGGCTATCAAGGCGTCAAAGCACTAGCGGAGCCATTTACCCAAACAGGCCGCCAGAAGATCGCAGGGCGCACTATCCAACGTTTTGCGGACAACCCTGCGGCTGTGCTGAAGGCGCAAGGCGGCAGAACCGTAACCGGCGCAACACCCACGATTGCCGAGGAAACGGCAGACGCTGGCATGGCGCGGCTGCAAGATGCAGCACGTTCGATGGACCCGCAAATAGCCAGCCGGATTGATGCGCGTCTAGCTGACAACAACGGTGCGCGAGTTGCAGCGCTGGAAGGTTTGGCGGGTAACGAGTCCACACGGGCGGCGGCTGATGCTGCTCGGAAAACAGCGACCAAAGAGCTATACGACACGGCCACTGCTGCGAACTACAAGGTAGACGACCAATTGGCAAGCCTGTTGCAGCGCCCCGCAGTGAAGCAGGCGATTACTCGGGCTGAAGCCCTTGCAGCCAACCAAGGCCGCAAGTTTTCATTCAGCACGGAAGCGACAGACGTTTTCAAGGGTCTTGGCAACAACGGACAAGCCGGAAGCAAGCAGATCACCGGCCAAGGCCTGCAAGACCTGAAAATGGCAATGGATGAGATGCTGACCGACCCAACCAGCGGATTTACCGGCGCGGCTGGCAACACCGTGAAGAACTTGCGCGGTCAGATTGTGGATTGGATGGAGAAGGCAAACCCCGACTTCAAGGCGGCGCGTCAAGGCTACGCAGCGGCATCAAAACCGCTTAACGCCATGTCCGTGGGCGAGAAGCTGCTGAAGGATGGCGCATCCAACACAAGCGACCTAGCGGGCAATGTGCGCCTTATGCCCAACAAGCTAACCGGCATGTTGAAGGATGAGAACGCGCTGATTCAAGCGGCTGTTGGCAAGAAGGGCGCAGGCTCAAAATTGTCGGATGTGTTGACGCCAGACCAAGAAAACCTAGTGCGCTCTTTGGTTGCGGAGGTTGATCGCTCTGGTGCTGTAGCTCGGGCAGGTAATGGGCCAGGTTCTGCAACGGCGCAACGCATGGCCTCTCAGAACGTGCTTCAACAGCTTGTAGGTCCGACAGGTCTGCCTAGCTCTTGGGCCGAGTCTGCCATTGCAAATACGATTGTTGGCAAGCCTTTGAACTTGCTTTATGGCGGCGTAGCGGAGCCAAAGATTCAGCAGATGCTTGCTGATGCGGTGCTAGACCCGCAGACCGCCAAAAAGGCGCTTGAGGCTGCACAACAACAAGGTTTCAGACTTCCTGATAACCCGCTTGTCCGCTTGCTGAGGCAGAGCGCGGTGCTTGCGCCTTCAACGGCTCTTGTCTCGCAACCAAACGGGCGGTGAATAGAGGATGCGCTTTATCTTGCCCTCTGGAATGAATTTGTGCAGAAGGCGCGAAATCATCCAGGCGACCAAGAAGAAGGCCACAGCAAAAAACGGCTTGACAAAGATGGCGAGTAACCAATTTTCCATACGCCAAATGTAAAGACTAAATAAAATTCTCGCAACCCTTAACGCCGCGATGGCGCTGGAGTATCAATGTCCGCTTCCCTTTCAGGAGATTTCAATCTCCAAGCCTTCACCGATCTGGGCGACCCCCTCATAGGCGGCAGGCTCTATACCTACAACTTCGGCACCACTACGCACAAAACTGCGTACACGGACCACGCCGGAACCATCCCCCACACATACACCAATGACGGGCAGGGCGGTCAATACATCGCCTTGAACGCTCGGGGTGAGCTATCGGCCCCGCTGTATCTGGTGGGCGGTAGTTACGACCTGTCGTTAAAACGTGCAGACGGTTCTACCCTGTGGACTCGCAGGGCTGACCCTGTTTGGGACATTGTTAACGATCTAAGCGGGTCCGGCGGTGCGTCTGCCGTTGGCTTTGGCCCTGTAACAGTCGCGGAAAAACTCAGCGAATCAATCAGCGTAAAAGACAAAGGCGCTGTGGGCGGTGGTGCGAATGACACGACACCAGTAAATGTCGCCGTTGCGGACGCTGGCAATAAAGGAACTGTCGTATTGCCACAGGGGCAATACCGCGTTGATGCGGCCCCTGTTAACAAGTTCGGCGTGGAATTTGAAGGTCCCGGCTCTATTGTCAAAGCGATCACGGGCGGCTTGCAGCAGCTAAACACCTACGCCGATAAGCACAAAATTGTTTTTGGCCGAGAGTACCTAGCCGCTTTTCACAACCTGCTGATTAGCCAGCACTCGGCACCGACCCGCAAGCCCATCATGGTGTTTAGCGGTGACAGCACGACAGCCGGTGACGGTGTATCGGCTGATTACCAGATTCCCGCCCTGCTTAAATTGGCTGGCGAAGCTGTGGGCCTTCAAACACCCTACGGCCTGACCTCCGTTAATCGCGGTCAGTCGGGGCAACAAACGGCGCAATGGGTAAGCACCCACCTAGCAGGCGATCTATCAGCGAACCCTGATTTGTTGGTGGTTCGCTGGGGCATCAATGATCCCGGATGGCTCAAGAGTGGCGCACCCGCTCCGGCAGATGCAGGGCAGTCTTACGCCAATCGCCGCGATGTGAATGACTACATCACATCACTCCGCGCAGGCCTGACCACCATTCGTGCAAGTCGAAATGTGGCCTCGTTATCCATCATTCTGATGACGCCAAACAGCACATCAGACACCCCCAACGGGCGCGATGAGCAGTGGTATGAGCAGATCGTGCCAGCCATTAAGCAAGCGGCGCGGGATTTCCAGTGCTGCTTTATCGACACCTACGCATTCTTAAAAGACTCGCGTGGTGCGGCGGGTGTGTGGATGGACAACCCCTACGCAGACGGACGCGCAATCCACCCGCTTAATGTGATGAATACGTGGATTGCCGGATTGATGGCTGATGTGATCTTTCCTGAAGGCCTTCGCCGGAAAATCGGACGGGCAAACATGCGCGTGGTCGGCGGGGCTGAAGATTTGGGCGATGCGGCACGACTGCCCAGCACCTACAGCCACGGCGTCACTGTAAGTCGGGCGGCGGCTGGCACTGGCTTCCCGCTTGACGGCATCTTGATTACGACACGCTCTCAGGACGACATTGTTATCCAGACAAACTACCCATATGAGGCCGGAGTAAATGCCAAGCGCTCGGCTTACCGCATGGGCCGTGCAGCTACGCTGGGGCCGCACGCCCCCGGCTGGGAGTCTTGGCAGATGGTGGGTGACACAACAAGCTCAGTGACCCCCGCTACAGGCTACGCACTGCCCGGCTCTGGCGGTATGCGAACCCTCGCAAGCGGCTCAGTCGTGACGGCTGACGGCTACATCACTATGAACACTCCGGCTGTGATTGCGGCTAACACGGTGGTTGCAAGCGTTTCGGCAGGGTTCTCGCCACAACGCGAACCGTTCTACGGCCAAGCAACCGTATGGAATGGCTCGGTTTTCTCTGGTGTGCGGGTGATCGTGGCGGCAACTGGCGAAGTGCGGACGCTTGAAGCCACGCCGATTAGCGTCACACGGCTTTGGCTTAACGCAAGCTGGACAACTACACCTTAACGCAGGCCAAGCCATGAACTACCAAGACATATTCAACTTCGCTGCTGGCACCGTCTTGGCGGTTACCGGCTGGTTCGCTCGGCAACTCTGGGACGCTGTAAAGAGCCTGCAATCAGACCTTTCCGCACTTCGGGAGGAAATCGCAAAGGACTACACAAGGCGCGACGACTTCAAGGAGTTCGCCTCCGAGATTCGCCAAATGTTCCGCGAGATTAGCGACAAGCTGGACAAGAAGGCTGACAAATGACTACTTGGTTTGACCAGTGTTTTGACAAGCTGATTTCCCATGAAGGCGGCTATGTCAACGATTCCCGCGACCCTGGCGGTGAAACAAAGTTCGGCATCTCCAAACGCGCTTACCCGCAGATTGACATTAAGGCGCTGACGCTAGAAGCAGCCAAGGCCATCTACAAGCGGGACTATTGGGACCGTGCGCAATGCGACAAGCTGCCCCCCGCACTGGCTTACCTGCTGTTTGACGCAGCGGTAAACAGCGGAATCGGGCAGGCCATCCGGTTTCTACAACGTGCATTAAATCTCGCAGATGACGGCGTACTAGGCCCCCTCACGCTGGCGACTGTGCAACGGATGGACGCTGAATCGGTGGCGGTGCGCTTTCTCGCGCAACGTCTGGAATTTATGACCAAGCTATCAACGTGGGACACCTTCGGCAAAGGGTGGGCGCGTCGGATTGCTGACCAGATGAAGGGCATCTAAATGGCACTCGACCCCGTAACCGCAGCGCTTGAAGCTGGCAAAACGCTGATTGACAAATTCTGGCCTGACGCTGGCGAAGCTGAAAAACAGAAGGTGCAGACCTTTCTAGCCGTTTTCATGGCTCAGGCCGACATTGTGAAAACCGAAGCGGCGTCTACCCATTGGCTTGCTGCGAACTGGCGACCACTGCTCATGCTGGTGTTTGGCGGGTTGATCGTTGCCCGTTGGTTTGGGTGGGCAGCTCCTAACTTGTCAGAGGCTGAATACCTCAAGTTGTGGAGCATCGTGGAGTTTGGTTTGGGTGGCTACGTGGTAGGCCGCTCCGTTGAAAAGATAGCAGGGCCGATAGCAGATTCAATCCGTAACCGCTAAGGGGGATTTATGCGCAACGTTCTCATTCTGGCTTCAATCGTAGCCTTTTCAGCTACAGCCCAGACCCCGCCCGTAGAGGTTGCGGCCATGTGCGACAAGGGAAACATTTTGATAGCAGTCGCTGCGCATCAGGCGGGACTCTACAAGTTCGCCATTCCTAAGAACTTTTGCGGGGTGGATGTATGAAAACCATCCCGATTTACAGCGCTACGTGCAAAGAGTGCAGATTGTGCCAAGCCACTGACGAGGGCGTGACTTGCTGGGCTATGCCTCCCCGAATCGAAGAGGAATATGTAGTGCGCGGCGTGACCACAGAGCTAGATGGTCATGAGTGCTACTACTTCAAACCGGTGCTATCCGCATGAAAATACTCGTACTCCCTGACGTGCAAGCGAAGCCAGGTATCGACTTCACATTTCTGACGCGCATCGGCACGTACATGGTCGAAAAGAAGCCCGAAGTCGTGGTGTGTATCGGCGACTTTGCCGACATGCCCAGCCTATCGAGCTATGACAAGGGGATGCGCTCATTCGAGGGCAGGCGCTACAAGAAAGACATTGAAGCGGCGAAAGATGCCATGTGCGCTTTTCTCACTCCGCTATGGGAGTACAACGACAAGGCACGGCGCAACAAGGAAAAGCAGTACAAGCCGCGCATGGTGATGACCTTGGGCAACCATGAGGACCGCATAAACCGTGCCGTCGAGAAAGACCCCGCATTGGATGGCCTGCTATCGACTGACAACCTCGGATATGCAGAGGATGGCTGGGAGGTTCACAAGTTCTTAGAGGTGGTGAACATCGAGGGAATCGCCTTTTCTCACTTTTTCCAAACCGGCGTTATGGGCCGACCAGCCTCCAGCGCACAGGCTCAATTGAACAAGAAGCACCAAAGCTGCATTGCAGGCCATCAGCAGGGCAGGCAGATCGCCACGGCGTTTAAGGCTGACGGCGCGGAGATTGTGAGCATCATTGCCGGAAGCTGCTATGAGCATCAGGAGTCGTATCTTGGGCCGCAGGGTAACCGCCATTGGCGCGGTTTCCTGATGTTGTATGACGTGCATGAAGGGCAGTTTGACCCCATGTTTATCACATTGGACTACATCAACCAGCGCTATTCGGAAATCACGATTGGCGAATATACGCAGAAGGCGGCTTAAAGGGTGCCCACTTTGTGAGCCTCCTTAAGGGTGTCCACTTTCTGGACATCCTTAACGGCTAGCCCACCACAACTGCAAGCGCTGCCAGATCGTGCGCTTTTTAGGTTTGCCCACGTTGTCAAGCATTGTGCGCATTTGTTGGTTGTAGACGCTTTGCGCTTCGTCATGGCCTCTCATAAGGCCATACAAGCCGCCAGAGGGGTATGCGTTGCGCATGGAGTCGGCCATTTCAATCTGGCGCTTCTTCAGTTCTTCCTTGGACACGGCGCGTAGTCCATCGGGTGTGCCGACTGTTGGCGGCTTGAATAGGTCAATCATGTGCGCTCCTTTTATGTGAGTGTAGGGTTTGGCCGTGTTCGCATGATGCAATCTCCCGCGCAGGGATTCAAATCCAAGCCTAGCGCCAATCATGGCATAAATCATGGCATTTCTGAAAAACAGCTATGATTCATATAGGTTTTTGGCTCCCTCCTTCTCCTCCAGATAAGCTATATAGCAGTCTAAGAAAGCCCCAATCGTTATACGGTTCGGGGCTTTTTCATTGGGCAAAGCATCCATAATCGCCTACAGACACCCATGCCGATACCATGCCAGCCAAGCGCCAAACATGGTACGGAGCATGGTACAGACTCTAGGCGATACCATGACTCTTACCGTAAAAGCTGTTGAAGCAGCCAAACCCAAAGACAAGCCTTACAAGCTGGCAGACGGCGCGGGGCTGTACCTGTTCGTATCTCCCGCTGGTGGTAAGAGTTGGAGGGCGAACTACACCAAGGCCGGAAAGCAGGCTACCCGCACATATGGCCGCTATCCTGATATGAGCCTTGCCGATGCCCGTAAAGCGCATTTGGGGGCAAAGGAGGTGCAGCCCGTCAAGGTGGTGACGTTTGAAGCTGTGGCGCGTGATTGGCTTGAATTGAAGTTACCCACGCTGTCCAACGGGAAGCATCAGATTCAGGTTGTAAACAGCTTGGAGCGCTTTGTTTTCCCGCGCATAGGCAATGCATCAATCACAGCCCTGACGCGCTCTGAGCTTGTTTCTGTGGTGCAGGCTGTGCAGGCTACGGGCGTCAACGAAACCGCGCATAGAGTGGCGGGGCGTATTGGCATGGTTTTTGATTACGCGCTAGACGCTGGCATATTGGAAAACCATCCGGCCTCCAATCTGGTGCGGGTGCTTCAGGCGCGAAAGACTAAAGCGCCGATGGCGTCAATCCCTCCCGATGAGGCGGGGGCATTGCTTAGAGCGATCAGGGGCTATGAAGAGCCGGTGACGCGCTTGGGCCTTCAGTTTCTGGCGCATGTGTTCGTGCGACCTACTGAGCTACGGCTTATGGAGTGGGGTGAACTAAAAGAGGGTGGCACTGTCTGGGTGATTCCAGAGGAGCGCATGAAGATGGGAAAACCGCATGTGGTTCCCCTGAGTGACGCAGCCCAAAAGATTTTGAAAGGGCTGGAATTGATAAACGGGGATAAGCAATTCGTGCTGGCTTCCCCGCTTAAGCCAAAAGCACCGATTAGCGAAAACACGCTACTGTTTGCCTTGTACCGCTTGGGATACCGTGGGCGTATGACTGCGCACGGCTTCAGGGCGCTGGCGTCTACCGTCTTGAACGAGCATTCAGGGTTTGCCCATGACGTGATAGAGCGCCAGCTTTCCCATAAAGAGACTGATGAGGTCCGCGCAGCGTACAACCGCGCTTCTTACCTACCTAAGAGGCGGGAGTTGATGACATGGTGGGCGCATTGGCTACAAACGCAAGCAGATCAGCAACCCGCCAGCGAGTAGCCCCGCCAATCTTCACAGGCGCTGGAATCTTTCCCGCCTTGGAGTCGCGCCAAAGGGTTGATTCACCGATTGAAAGCATCTGAGCTGCTTCGCTTACGGGGACTAGGATTTTTTCGGTCATTTCCATTCCTTTCGAGGCAGTAGCTTGCACTCCATCGTTGCGGGGTCAATCTCAATTACGCCGTAATCGCCGTACTGAAAATACTTGTCCAAAAGCTCCTCGCGCTCTTTTTCCATGCGCGGAGTTATGTCGTCCTCATCGTCGGGCAGTGGGTGCTTTGCGTTGACCATTTCCCAAATAGCGTCAGGGTTTTTAAATTGAATCTGAATCTTGCTCATTTGCTCTCTCCTTGTTGCTGCTCGTATGCCTTCTGCTGTTCATCGCTAGGCTTCTTGCCGAAGATGCGCTCAAAGGCTTTGCTGAATGCTTCGTGATCTGTCGGGCGCTGCTTGTCGCCCTTGCCGCCGTCGCTCATTGCTTCCCCTCCTGAATGGCAACACTCCAATAGAGCGGCCAAGCTACAGACGCAGCTAGGGCGAACGTAGCGCGGCGCTCATCACTGTTTACGGCCTTCACCTCAGTCGTGAGCGCGTAAGTCTCAGCTTGGCGGCTGAATGAGTGGCCGAAAGTGAAGATTGAAGCCAGCGCATAGGCTGCTATGAAAAATGGTGTTTTGCTCATGGTGTCTGCTCCTTTGCCCGTGCTGCGTCAATCTGGTCGGTGAAATCTCCGTCACCATCCCAATCGTCGTAAACGTCTAGCCAGTTCATTGTTTGATTACCTCCGATGGTTACCGAATAGCGCCACCGCTCCGCATCAGCCTTCATGGGTACGGTTACAAGCTCCGCGAAGCGCTCAAAGTGATGCCCCCACATCTTTGCAACGCTTCCTGAAAACCCAGCCTCTCTAGCCAGTTTGATGATGTCGGTCATGTCAAATCCAATCCAGTGAACAGAACTGAGCCGAACGAGGGCCAAAGGGCCAAGGGTTCGGCGTGTAGGTGTAGCGCTTCATTGGTCTTGCTCCCCTAAAACCTGCCAATGCCTGCGAAGGTTGACAACAATCTGCACCAATGCCATGCCCAGTAGAAACGCACATGCCCACGCTTCATCGCTTACCACTGCCAATATGACAAGGCCCCAAAATGCAATCTGTCCGCTTATGGATTGATATTGATGGTGGGTCATGCCGCCTCCGGTGGAGTTGGCGCGGCTGCAAGCATTGCGCGGTAAACCTTGCCCCATGTCTCAGGTGTGCCTCTGCGATACAAGTCCTCAACTTCATCACCAGCCGCCATCATTTCAGGTGTGGCGACTATCGGCACCAGCGTGTAGCCTTCGGGAGTTGTCAACGATTCCTTGATAGCTGGCTCCCAAGGCTTAGGCGTAGAAGGCTCGGGCAACGCATCAACCATCGAATCAAAAAACTCGCCTTGCAAGTTACGTTTGTGTAGCTCTGCATATTGCACGGGCGATAGCTTGCGTAATTTTTCGTAGCGCAGCCAGCCTAGTTGGGTTTCTGGCTCCGCTTGCTTACTGGATGCCTCGTCATACACACTGAGCGATTTCCCGAAGTGCGCGTCTGCGTCAAACAGTGGGCCGTAGTGTGCTGGCTCCGCTTGCTTGGGTGTTGTGCAGCTACTGCACTTGTACGGCTTGTACCAACGCTTTGCCGTTTCGCTGTAGGAACGATATTGCTTGTCCGTCACATACTTGATGTA